TGGTGCTCATGTGTTTTTATTTACAGATAATTTTATTCCAGCGTCTTTAATGAGACAAAAATTACAGATGATGGCTTCTGATTTAGGTTTTGCTAAAGCAGAAATATTTCCAAAACAATCAACTATTAAAGCAGATAGAGGAGATATAGGTAATTTTTTAAATATGCCTTATCATGGTGGAGATAGAACTGTTAGGTATGCTATTGGCGATGATGGAAATTCTTTAAGTATGCAAGATTTTTTTAAAGAGTATGACAAGTATGTTCAACAAGAAGATATTTTAAAAAATTTATTTATTACTAAAAAAGAAAAAGAAAAACAAAATGAAGACTTTCCAGATGGTCCTCCTTGTTTAAATACTATAATTAAAAATGGTCCTATTACAGAGGGTAATGGAGAGATTGCAGCTTCTGGAAGAGATAATGGTTTATTTAATATTGGAGTTTATTTAAAAAAAGCAGAACCTCTTAAATGGAAAGAGTTAATAGAAGATTACAATACAGAAAAATTTATTAAACCACCTTTAAAAGCAAAAGATGTTTTAAGAATTATTACACAAGTAGAAGATAAAAAATATGATTACAAATGTAATGATAAACCTATCTGTAATTTCTGTAATGAAAAAGTATGTTACACCAAACCTTTTGGTAAAGGTGGAGAAACTAGAATGCCTAACATTACTACCATTAGAAAATATAAATCAGACCCACCTATTTTTTTTGTAACTGTTGATGAAGACACTATTGAAGTTGATGGACCTACTCTACATGATTCAGAAAAATTTTCTGTTAAATGTTTAGAAGAATTAGGAATGCCTTTATTACCTGTGGCTAAATTAATATGGAGAAAAAACTTGGCTTCTTTAATGAAAAATATGGATGAAACAGATGCTCCAGATGACACTAGAGTAGATGTTCAATTAAAAGAAGTGCTAACAGATTTTGTTAGTAGAAATGGTAAGGCTATGGAAGATGTTTTAAAACGAAAACCTTACACTGAACAAGGTTTATCTCATTTTAAATTTAAAGATTTTTGGGGTTATTTATTAAGAACTAAATCCTGGCCAGAAAGAACTTATCCAAAAAATAAGACAATAAGGTTACTAGAAGATTTATTTAAAGCAACAGAAAAAGTTGTAAAAATAAATGACAAAAGCGTTAAGCTTTGGACTGTTCAGAAAATAGATTTAGATAAACCTTTGATTAGATCAAACGAAAAAAAACCGGCGGCATTTGAATGAGAATAATTATTCCAGGTCCTCCAGGTACAGGAAAAACACACACTTTAATTCATGAGTATTTACATAAAGAATTATTTGTTTACAATACTAAACCTGAAAAAATTTGTTATATTACATTTAGTAATGCAGCAGCTAATGAAGCTAGAGAAAGAATAGAAAAAGAATATACAAAATTAAAATTTAAATATATTTGTACTATGCATTCATTAGGTACAAGAGAACTTGGTATTGATACTGCATCACAGTTGTTAAAAGATAAAAACTGGAATGGTTTTAAAAATTATTCTAGAGTATGTGATGATCTTCATTTTGAAACTACTGAACATGAGAATGGTTATTTAGAATATAAGAATCAATATATGCAAATTATTGAATACGCTCGTAATAGAAAGATACAAGATTTACAAGATGCAGCGATAGAATTAGATTTAATAGATTTTATAAGTGTTCCTTTGTTAGAACAAATAAACCAAGACTTAAATGATTATAAAAGAGATTATATCATGTATGAATTTTCAGACATGATTACCGAATTTGTCAAGAAAGATAAATGTCCATCCCTCGACTGTGTCTTTCTAGATGAAGCCCAAGATCTAAATCCTTTGCAATGGGAAATGTTCAATTACATTGAATCAAAATGTAAGCGATCATACATTGCAGGGGATGATGATCAGGCTATTTATTCTTTTCAAGGAGCAGAACCTTCTATTTTTATAAATTTAAAAGGTAATATAGATGCACAGATAAATTCTAGAAGAGTTCCAAAACAAATACACAAAGTTGCATTATCTATTTTAGATAACATTGATGAACGAATGCACAAAGAATGGTTACCTAGAGAAGCTGAAGGCGAAGTTATAGAAGATGAGATGCTAGAAGATATTGATTTTAGTAAAGATGAGTGGATGATATTAACTAGAACTAATGATCAGATGAAACCTTTAGTTGAGTATCTTCAAAACACAGGTCAACGGTTTGAATGTAAATTTAATGATCTACTTCCTTTAGAACTTGTTAAAGCAATTAATGATTGGAATAGATTAAATAGAGGAGCAAACATTAGTGGCTCGGAGGCCCAAAACATTTACGAATTTTTAAGATATGAAAAAGGTGATATAAAATACGGATTTTCTGGAGGCAAGTCTTTAGTAAATGTGGACTCGGTTGATATGGATGAGTTAAGACTAGAACATGGACTGATTGTATCTGGAGACTGGAGTATATTTACTATGGATGATGAGCAAAGAAATTATATCCAGGAACTTGTGGCGAGCGGCGAGGATCTAAGCAAACCTGCTAGAATAAAAATTTCTACTATACATGGAGTTAAGGGAGAAGAATGTCAAAATGTCATTTTGTTTACAGATTTAGAAAGAATTATTTACCAATCAGCTCAGGTAAATAAAGACACTGAACACAGGTTATTTTTTGTTGGTGTCACAAGAGCTAAAGAAAAACTTTACCTTATGAATCAAGGTAATGAATATCAATACACACCAGGAGAAGAAATAATATGACAGATAAAAATATGTTCGATGATGCGTTTCCGCAAGATAAACAAATTGGGGGATCCCATTACAAGAACTTCACAATACAACCTTATGAATTTATATCAAAGAATGATCTCTCGTTCTTTCAGGGCAACGTAATTAAATACGTCACTAGATATTTATTTAAAAATGGTATAGAAGATTTAGAAAAAGTGATTCACTATTGTGAATTGGAGATAAAGAAAATGAAAGATCTAGAACAAGAAAGAGATTTAGGTATATGGGGAGATAAGAAGAAAAATGGGAAAAGATAAGTCTACAAAATACGATGGTAGATCAAGACCTACAAATGATCTCTATGAAAAAAATTGGAATGATATTTTTGGTAAAAAGAAAAATAACTATGGTATCCAAAGAGAGAATGAAGAACAGGAAAATGAAGAGTATTTAAAAACAATTAAAGAAAAAATATGATATTTGAAGCACAGACAGAGTGGAATTGTCCAGAAAGTTTTCCGGATTTATCCGGATATAAATATGTAGCTATTGACTTAGAAACTAGGGATCCAAATTTAAAATCAAGAGGTTCAGGTTCGGTCATTGGAGAAGGGGAGATTATTGGTTTTGCAGTAGCTGTAGATGGTTGGTCTGGTTATTATCCAATAGCACATAGAGAAGGTAATCTTGATAAGAGAATTGTATTAGATTGGATTAAAGATGTTTGTAAAGCAAATAACACAAAAATATTTCACAACGCTATGTATGACGTATGTTGGTTAAAAGCATATGGAATTGAAATCAATGGTTTTATTGTTGATACAATGGTTATGACATCGTTAATTGATGAAAATAGATTATGGTATTCATTGAATAGTGTTGGTTTTGATTATCTTGGAAAAGTAAAAGATGAAAAAGGTTTAAAAGAAGCAGCAGCTGCAGCTGGAATAGATCCAAAAGCAGAAATGTATAAACTACCTGCAATGTACGTAGGTGCTTATGCTGAAAAAGATGCTGAATTAACTTTAGAGTTATTTAAAATTCTTTCCATAGAAATAAATAAACAAAAATTAAATAATGTTTTTGATTTAGAAACACAATTATTTCCATGTTTAGTTGATATGAAATTTAAAGGCGTGCGTGTAGACGTTCAAGCAGCTCATAACTTGAAGAAACAATTAGCATCACAAGAAGACAACTTGTTGTTAGAAGTAAAAAGAGAAACAGGAATAGAGCCTCAAATATGGGCAGCAAGATCAATTGCCAAAGTTTTTGACAAACTTGGATTGTCTTATGAAAGAACTGAAAAATCAAACGCACCATCATTTACTAAAAATTTTCTTTTTGAACATCAACATCCTGTTGTTCAAAAAATTGCTAAGGCTAGAGAAATAAATAAAGCTCATACTACATTTGTTGATACCATATTAAAATTTGAACATAAAGGACGAATTCATGCTGATATAAACCCAATTAAATCAGATCAGGGAGGAACAGTAACTGGAAGATTTAGTTATTCAAATCCTAACCTACAACAAATTCCAGCAAGAAATAAACAAATTGGTCCTTTAATTAGAGGTTTGTTTATTCCAGAAGAAAATCATAAGTGGGGATGTTTTGACTATTCACAACAAGAACCAAGATTAGTTGTGCACTATGCTGCTACTACTGAACCTATTTGTTTTAATCCATCAGTTGTTAATATTGTAGAAAAATTTAAAGATGATTCAGTTGATTTCCACCAAACAGTTGCAGATATGGCAGGTATAACTAGAACTCAAGCGAAAACAATTAATCTTGGATTGTTTTATGGAATGGGTAAAGCTAAACTTCAAGCTGAATTAGGTTTAAGTACAAAAGCAGAAGCTGAAAATTTATTTAATCAATACCATGATAATGTTCCTTTTGTTAGAGAACTAACTAATAGAACTTCTCAACATTCTCAAACAGCGGGTTCTATTGGAACTTTACTAGGACGTAGATGTAGATTTGATAAATGGGAACCTAATCAATTTGGTATGCATAAACCTATGACTTTTGAAGAAGCTGAAAGAACTTATGGTCGTGGAAGAATTAGAAGAGCATTTACATACAAAGCTTTAAATAAATTAATACAAGGTAGTGCAGCTGATATGACTAAAAAAGCTATGTTAGATTTATATAATGAAGGTATTGTTCCTCATGTGCAAGTTCATGATGAATTAGACATTTCAATAGAGTCAGAAACACAAGCTAAAAAGATAATTGAAATTATGGAAAATGCTGTTACACTAGCTGTACCAAATAAAGTAGACTATGAATCAGGGTCTAATTGGGGTGAGATAAAATAATGAAAAATTTATGGCATACCTTAACGCAAACATACCACCAATTTATTGCAAAATTCGTACCGAATATTTGTATGATATGGACATGGATAAAAAAGGTGAACAGGACTGTGTTATCTTTGGTCTTGTCTCTATATCAGGTCGTGCGCTCTTATTTAATATCATGTTACCCAATGGTGCGTGCTTTTGGCGTTTGCCTATCTCAGCGTTTTTCCAAAAACATCTTTTTAGAGCCGAAGTGCCAGATATGCAAGTCGACGAGTTACAACTGTGGAATTGTTTTAGTTATTATCCTAGTGTTCATTGTTTTGATTGGTTAGCTGGTGTAGATGGTAAATATCTAGGAAAAGATAAAAAATTTTATCATGGACAGTATTTATTTACAGTTGACTGGGCTCATCCAGAGACTAATATACTTAATACAGAACATTCTGAAATTCCTCAAGAGCATAAGTGTGCACATATACTGGCTCTTAATAACGGGAATTATGCAGCTCAGCCTAATAATCGCATTCTGTGGCACATTAATAGTTATACCACTGATAACAGCTGGCCAGATTATAAAGTTCAAAATACAGTTTGGGATTGTGAAGGTTCGGACTGGGTTACAGAAGATAGTGACAAAATGTTTTATGAAATAGAAACAAAGGAAAAAAAATGAGAGACTCAAAAAAAATAGAATCTTTTTTAAAAGATAAAGAACAAAAACAAAAACAAATGGATTTGTTTAAAAATTTAAAAAAAGAAGTTAATATAGGTGCAAACGGTACACAAAAATACGTTATAAAACAGGGTATCAACAAGGGTAAAATTGCAAGTAAATGATTGATAAATTTTTATATAAGTTTTTTGAAAAAATAGATAATATTTATTACAAAATAGAAAATTGGTTTACAGCGCCAAGATGTAAGTGTAAAATAAAAAAAGATAAGAAAAAATAATTTTTCTAAAATTACTATCAAGGGATGGATTTATGGATAAATGTAAAAATTGTGACCATTCGTGTCACTGCGCAGAAGATCAAAAAGATACAGAACACTATACTCCATTAATGGAGTTATGTTCATGTTCTAAATGTGAACACGAAGCTGAAGAAGATAAATACGAGGAATGTTTATCTTGTCAATAACGGAGGGTGCCTATATGGAACCAGGAGATATGAATTACAAGTTCACAGCTGTGCTAATAGTTGCTGTTTGTATTTTAGCATTGTTTGGTGGACCAGCTAGATGAAATTTATTTTAATAATAAGTTTGTGTTCTTTTATAAATAATCAATGTTTACTACCAGTCCAAATTGAT